AGCTTCTATAAATTGTATTTAGCCTGCCTTGTGAGTGATCCAGGTCGCACTTGCTTGGTTCGTGGAAGCTACAGTGACGCAGTGAATTGAAGGACATATTTCGAGTTTTTCTCTATCCGTGAGCGTTGCGAACGCGGACTTGACACAGGATTTAAGCTTGCTTGCCTGTCGTAGAAGCCCATTAGCCGTCGTCAGTAATGATGACCGCGCCCGAATTTGGTGGAATGTTTTCCCACGTTGTCGGGGTTAAAAATCACAACTTAAAAATGCAAATAAAAATTTTTCTTGTAGCTATTGTTGCTTGGTTTGTTTCGCTAAAATCCCCCGTGGCTCGCGATGGTTTGTTTGATTCGTCTGTTTCATTGTTTTTGCCTTTCTCTGTGGAGATGCCTCAAATTTATAAATCTGGTATTGTTAACTCTAAGAGTTTTGGAATGGATAGCACCTACTCAAAGGAGCTTGTCGGCATGCGTTTTAATCTTTCGTCACCTTCATGGAACGCTTTCGATTCTCTGTTGAGCATAATCGGAGAAGACAGTAACATGTTCAGGAAGATTAGATCAGACGTTTTGGAATCGTCTTGTGTGGGGTTAGATACTTCGTGTCAATGTAGGAGATCATTAGGAAGTAAGTATGAGAAATTTTGCAATTCTCCTCGCGATCAGAAACTTCATGCCCAATATCTTCTAGATTATCAAGGTTTTTCGGTCGGAAGAGAGCTGACTTGCTTCTTTACTAAAGAATTTCCTGATAAAATTTTTGATATTATGGATTTTCTTTTGTATACAGCAATTGGTTATGATCAACCTGAATTTTCTCCGTTCGTCGTAAATTTTGATTCTTTCGGTTTGTTTTGTGAATTTTCACAGCATGTGATTGAGGATAAATCGGTTTATGAGAAACTTGGCAATGAGAGTGACCATTTGCTTCTTATTTCCTTGTCTCGCTGGTACCAGTTCAAATCCCATTTCAAATGGGGGTTTATTCCCATTAGAGAATTTAACTATTTGATATGGGACGCTATGCATTGGCATGAAGGTGGTTTGTTGCAGAATTTAGTTTATAATGTTCGACAACGAACACCGGAATATTATCGTAACATGATGCGATGGATTGAGGAAAACTTTTCTGAAGAGAATATGCGAATTGTGATGTCCAAATTGGTCACTAAGTTGGGTACCATGTCTCAAGATTTATTGGAAGCTTATGATCAGTTTTATGAAGCTCAACGACCCACGATCGGTATTATTAAAGAAGAGATATTCGATCGAGGATATACCTTGCGTAATGATTTACAGAATGTGTGGGTAAAACTCAATAATTGGTTTACATTCTTTGTATATCCTTACTTGCATACGCAATTTGAGCAAGCAGTTGAGACGGTAAATTTTTGGATTCCTGTTTTTATGAAAAATCTTCTGAGCATGATCGAATATTTTAAAGATTTTTCTAAGCACGCTTTCGATAATATTACGACATTGTTAGAAAGAATGAATGAGAAATCTAATTCTGTTAGTGTGTCTGAGATCGTTCCTGAACATCATAGTGATCTGGCTATGAACGACATTGACAAATCTAGTTCAAATGCACTTATGTCCCATCAGTTAATTGAGAGTTGCGGCACTGTCATTAGCACTTCTTCTTTTGATAATGTTGATTTCTTCACTCCATCCGATTTTGTTTCTTTACAATGTCCTGTTGTGCGTGTTGAGATAAACACCGCTTTCGTCGATGTTGTTGTTCCGACACCAGTGACTGTTTCTGTCACTAGTGTCGAACGAGAAGTTGTCACTGTTACTACCGCAGTGACTTCACTCTCAACATCCTTTGTGTCGGAGACATTCGTGGTTACTTCGACCGATCGGATCTCCATTACTGTGATGACACCTTCGGTTGTGACGCACGAAAAGACTATCTTTAGCACGAGCACAGTGTACGCTTCAGATGTAAAATCTGATAGCACCTTTCCCGCATTGGATTTCCTTCGTCTAGCCGATAATACTGTGTCAACGGCAACGTTTGTCATGTCGCACATAAGGGTTTTTATTTGGTTTATTATTGTCAGTGTTTTTAGATTGTCTATTGCTTTTGTCCTTGCCTTTGCACTATTTTGGTTGTATTCCAACAACACAATAATGCGATGTGGTGTTCGTTGTCCCGGTTCTTTTGACGATGTCTTCGACGGTGACGAATTGGCTTCTGACACTCAACCAACTTCTAATTTCAGTGTGGAAATTAGACGCGACGTGAACAACGAAACTGTCGTAAGTACAGCCGAGCTCGTACCGGATATTCCAGGCGTGATTTCTCCGGATTCACCAATGAGCAGATCGTTGAATGAGGAAGCTTTCCAGACACTCAACCTCGTTCGTCAGCATGTGCAGAGCTTGAGGATTGACACGTCGGTTCATTCATACGACAATCGCGATCATTCCGAAGAGAAGGACGGTAGTTCAAAAGTGTTCGAGAAGGCGTCGGCCTTGATTGCGCAACTACCGTCTAGTATTTGGAAGCCGCGTCGTCGTTCCGAGACATCTGCAAAGACCCCGGCAATGGAACGTCCTGCAAAATTGCGACATGCTAAAAGTGTGACTACGGTTAGACGTGAGTCGATCGGTTCTGCTCTTGTCGCATCTGACGTTGAACTATCCTTTCGATTTCGAAAAGCTTTGCAAGAATGGCCGGATAATGTGCGGTTAATTCCTACGAGAGTTAGTGGGGTACAATCGCCATCAGATTGCGCTATGACCGTTTTTGATCATGATGAATATCCGTGCTATGTCCCAGTGCTCAACTGGCAATGGCGCAAGTCCAGCGGGGTTGTATTTCCGAGGACTATGCCGATTTGCGACCTGATTGGACATGTCGAGGATATGCACGATGTGGAATTCGCTTGTCTTTATTGGATGTTTGATATTTATTACGATGAAAGCGCACGTGTGGTTCTTCATGTTTATTCGAACGTGCCGAAGGTGGCGGCCAAGCAGGAAAGTGGTGTACCTCGGATCGATAGACACAAAATGCTTGAGATTCTTGGATTGTTGAAGGACGGTCAGATCAATTTGCTAGTTGGAGCTGAGGCACCCACTAAAGCAGAAATGGATGAAGTCTTGAAAGAGTCTGGTGCTGCCATTTCGACTAGCCGATGGATTGATGACGTTTCTGAGCATTTGCAGGGTGACGAAAGTGAACAGGGAACCTCTAAGAATAAAGGGAAGGAACGCATTGAATCATATGCCTCCAGCACAACTGATAGTATTTACGGAGCACTGACTGATTCTACCGAACGTATCGGCAATGTTTTGTATTCTGCTTCCAAGACAGTGAAACGTTCTCGCCGGTTGTCTCAAGATTTCTCTAAACTGCGTGATGATGTTTCTATTTCCGTCGGTTCTGAGAATTCCGGTTCTGTCGGTTCTACACGTACGGTACTGAGTCACAATTCTGATGAGTCTGATGACAGTTATCAAAGTAGCGAACGTCGTAAACATTCTTCCCGTCGTTCTAAGTCACGCAAGCAACGTACAAGACGTGATCGAGGTGTTGATACCTTTTCTGGAATACCTGCACCTCGAGATCTACATAAGTTGAAATGTCACGGTGTGGAGGCTTATAAATTCAAAGTCGATGACGGGACATTGATAATCCCGGATGGTTTTACGTTATATCCGCTAAAACTTGAGAAGGCTTTGTCTGCTAAGGACACTACGAAGATCAGGTACACTAACGGCATGGTGAGCGACGGATATTGCTATCTTCGATTGCTACATGTAAATGATCGTCGGGCCGCTCAAGATACGTTGGGATTTTGTCCTTTATTGTCAGTGTTCTTTTCATATGTCGATGACAACAAACTGAAATTGAAGCCGAAGACGTTTATTTCTCAAGGCAATTTCATACACGTGAACGAGAATGCTGAATCATCGGTGAGTTGTGAAAGAGTTCTCAGGAGAATGGCAGCCAAGAACGCTCATTTTATTGGTGCTAGGATAGAGATGGACGTTGATCATGTGGATCTTGATGTATTGAAAGTTTTACGTGCCGATGTCTTTTTGAGTCTGTTTATACGTCTGCTTTCAGTCTGTTTAACTTTGGTTTTAGTTCTTTTGTCTTCTGGATTTATTTCCATTATTTCTTCGGCGTTAGGTGGTTTGGTGTTAGGTTTGAAATTTAGCACGATGACTGTAAATAGAAATGATTTCAATTTTGATCTTGTAGGTTACGAAGCTATTATGGTTATATGTTTGTATTCTATTGTTTTCAGTATCCTTGTTTTTGGCGTTTGGCGCGTTGTTAATTGGTGTGCATGGTCTATTGGAGTCCCGGTTTTTGGATTTATTTCGGACTTATTTGAGATGTCACCATTCTCTTCCAAGATAGAGAATAATGCAGTCAGTTCGCATCCTAGTCGTTGGCCACTTTTTGACTTGAAAAACTTCAGAGGGATGGACATCGGTCAACAACTGACAGTAATGCGCAGAGCGATGACTGTAATGGGTAGTCTTGAAGAATTATTTGCCGAAACATCTTCAAGTATAGTACGTCAGGAAATTCCATTCAATACGTTCACTAGAGAGAGTTTGCAAAAGAGAATTAGATTTCTACTATCATTCTTACATGTTCGTAATGTTATCGAATTCGTTGAACCTGTCACCGGTCGCTATATTGAACCCAAGACTTTAGTACCTGATATGTTGACTAATGCTCAGATCGCCACGATAGAGAAGCACATCGGTTACTCCATAATTGGGACTAAAAGTGCTGTGCAGACACAGCATAAGAGTAATTTTTTAGTTTATGTGGCAGCTATAAATTCAATTTATAAGAACATTCCTGTCGGTTCAGTTGTGATTGACGTTGGCAGTAACATAGCCTTCACTCCGGTTCAAGGGTACATCGCGAACTTTTGCAAAATAACTGCCAAAGACGGCATGCGGTCCGAAGCCGCTACGCGGACTTTGAGAAATAGAGCAATTATGGGCAGTTCTCCTACGATCGATTCTGCCGATTTCTTGTCTTTGACCACTCGTTGCACCACGGTTATTTTTAACTTTGTGCACGATGTTCCTTTCTCAGCTATGATGTTGAAATGTCGCGAATTAGGAGCTAGTAGTGTGTACGTAACCATGGCCGTTACTGGCGGAATGTTGGTATTTGGCAATGCTCAATTGAACGTTGGTCAGCAAAGGTATTCGGTGAAAGGAGAAATGATTAGCTCCCATTTCGATGAGACTAACGAACCGTACATTCACGATAAAGGAAATTATTTTTCTCCTGTACTTTTTGGGGCAGTTAGGCTTCCTGATGGAACTAGCTATTACAGATCGGTTTTTAGGCAATTTGGGAGCGTCATCATATTCAATTATTCTCTCTCATCTGCGGATCTAGGCGCCAACTCTGAGTTGAAGATAGATTCAAAAGATGATGGTCAATTTAGATATGTTGCGGTAGATATTTCGCTTTCACTGAAATTGGAGCTGCGAGGTCGATTGATAAGAATTTCTGAGGACTTAGTCACCTCAATACATCAAACCGACAGCCATACTAAAGATGGCACTTCTTTCGATGAACGCGTAGATAGAGTTGCTAGACATGTCGCCATGGGTTTTATTTACGGTGGTAACAAAATGTCCGATGCGATTGATGCCGAGACGCCGATTATAGAGGATATGATGCAAGTAGTGAGAGTTCTACTGGGACAGAAACTAAACTTACCATTCATGATCCACGTCTCTCGGTTTGAAGGTTCTTTGTCACGCAAACTGCTACATCTGTTGATTGGTAAATTACCTCTTGTATCAAACTCCAACATTTATAAGTTGTTCGTTGTGAAACCTAGATCTATTCTCATGCTGTCCGAAACTCTTGATCTATCTAATGTGAAGCTGGTGCATGTTGATGAAAATGCACGAAGGTCTTTGATAAATGAATGGTACAAATCCCGTGTCATTATGTCATCAATAGATCATAGTTACTTCGGCTTGCGCAAACATTTGTTACCTAAATTGATCATTAGTGCAAGATTTTTTATGTATCTTTCGATCATATGGATGTGTTCTTTGTTTCTCCCTTCAGTGATGTCAGTAGTTATAGTACCTATACTACTACTGCGGTTTATCGGTTATCAATTTAAGGATGTAGGAGCCTGGCCTTTGTTTGTTGTACGAAAGATGATTACAATCACAGGATCGGACAAGCTTTTCCGATCGGATTATTCTGAAATCGCAGCAAATCGGTCTCTCCTTTTCCGTTTGTGTCTTATTCCCTTCCTGGCCATACGTTTCATTCTCCTGATTTTCTGGCGTTTTGTTGTACGATTGCGAGGTGAGAGTGGCTCAAGGGCGCGAACTGATGTTAAGACTCGTGGAAACACTATTGGTGAACTCAATAATGTTCGTCCGCGTATCGGTGATGTATTGTCCCGTTCTGATATTGAATACTGTGATCAACAATCGGTTGCGAGTCAGTCGCATAGAGTTGATCTGGCGGCTGCACGACGAACTTCATTCGCTCCTGTGACTGAGATCAATGTCGCAGACCACCCGCAAATTAGTGGCAATGCTTTTATCATGCGCGCGAGTAGTATCTCAACCAGTTCACTAATTTTAGAGAAGACCATGTTGTATGCGAAGTCGGTTGAGAAATTCGGATTGAGACTTTTGGGGTTGACTCCTACTAATCTGATGGATTCAGTTTTTATCAACAGTGATGCCATAAATAAGTTACTTGTAGATAAACCTTTTCATATTGACACTGTTCTTAATGCTTTGGAATCTCAATCTGAAATTATCGTGATTTGTGGTGACCTATATTACACCAATACTGATATAAGTAGATTAACCACTAAGGCTGTCGTTTGTGTGGAGGACCGCAATCAGTTGTACAGAAGAGTCGATTTATCTGATGATTTGACAATGTTGCGTAAATTCCTGGAAAGGAAGCGACAAGTTGCGTGCGATTCGTTACTTCGATTCCTATGCTTAATAGCCGGTGGCTTGACCGATTTTGGTGAAGGTCAGTGTTGGAGAAAATGTTTGGGTCACAAGCCTTACGGTGTCAATAAGCGCGCTACGAAGGATATGTTATATTCTGATTATCGCGATTGGTTGGTACATGACCTGATCAAGTACAAAGCAGTACTGTTAACCGATCGGGAAGCATACAATTTGTTACCAACTGGTAATCAATTTGTGCTTTATGCAGACAAGAACGACCATTGTTACAGATTGAATGCTGATATCTTTGAGCGTATGTATAATCTGTCAAGCTTGGAATTGAAACCTGCAACTGACATAATGTTTGCTTTGGATGGTTCTTTGTTTAGAAATGAAGTATCCAACTATCACTTGCACATCAAGAGTCGATACGATGCCGTCATCTCCAAGATTTCTGGAAGAAAAATTTTTAACAGATGCTTGAGGGAATATCTGCAGTACCTCAGGGAAATGGAGCTGCAGACTATATCGAGCTTTTGTGTTTACAATTGTGATTTCGGATTGGAGGAGGCAAAGGCAGATAAAAAGTTGCACATATTCGACAATTTTCGCGGTGTGTTTATGGAGTCAACAGAAAGAAAGTCGTTCTCTGTCGGATGGGATGGTAACAAGTACGTTGAATTTGATAGATCGCGAGGCCGGTTTGACACTCGTTCGGATTATGTCATATGTCACGAGAACGTACTCTATTTAAGAGAACGGGAAATTTTAAACTTGGTTATGTATAATCGTTATGACTTAGACGCATTCGATTTTAGTAAAGTCAAATTTGTCAGTATCGCTGGAGTGCCTGGCTGCGGAAAAACTTCCGAAATTAAAACTAGAGTGGAAGATTTGAAGAAGAAAGGACGATCATTCCTAGTGTTGACGGCAACGCATGCTAACGCCGTCGAATATTCTAGCGAGCAAAGATTGAAATTCCGACGTTTCAGAACTTACGATTCCTATTTCATGCTAAATGCAGAATTGAAAGCGGATTATCTCTTTTGCGATGAATCTTTTATGGTTCATTTCGCTGAGATTCTTCTAAGCGTGATTAAATGTGGTTGTAGGAAAGTATTTATGATGGGAGATCCATCACAAATACCTTTTGTCTCTAGAGTTATAAGTTTTGATTTGAAATACCAACAATATATCAGTAAAAACATAGAATTTAGAAACACTACGTATAGAGTGCCTGAAGCACATCTTCCTATATTGCGTCCTTTCTATCCGAACATAATCAGTTTAAATACAAACGACGTGAATTACCCCATAGTCGAGACGCTAAAATCATCAGAACCGGTGGTCAGAGGATTCAATGTTATCATATGTTTCACACAATTTGAAAAATTGACCCTCATGGAATGCAATCCTGGCGAATTGATACACACTATACATGAGGTGCAAGGGAACACTTACAGCAATGTTTGTATAGTAAGGATAGTTAAACATGAAAATCAAATTTATGACAGCATACCACATATTATCGTGGCGGTAAGTAGACATAGACGTAATTTGACTTACATGACAGTAAACGATAAAGACAAATTATCCCAACTATTTAGAACACCAGACAAATTTGTTAAGGATAATAAGGAATTTGTAGACATATCTGTCGTACCCAGTTGTGAGTATGTTCATTGGGAATTGGAAGAGAATTTTATAGACGATTCAAAGTTGGATATCAGCAAATATGAAAAATCAATAATGGACGTGGTAAATTCAAAAGTGTGCGACGGAATACTCATCGAAAGTAGGAATTATGCCCCCTTTGTTTTAGACAACTCAATTGGATATGACGTAAACGTTGAGGATGTACAACTTTTCCTTGATGCTTTTTACGAACATAATGACCCTGATAAAAGGTTACATCTTCTGGAGCAAGCTCTCTTACAAATTCCCAGTTCGGTTCAGATAAATATGCCCAAATTTGTTGAAGCAAGTGTGAAACCAATGAGACCTCTTAAGATGTCTCCTAGATTATTTACACCTCAGCCACCACTGTCGCGCGGTGAACTCGGTACGTTACTAGAAGCTTTAAAGACCAGGAATATTAATCCGCCTCTTCTGTATTTAGCTAGAGCGAGTGAATTAATAGATGAGGTAGTAGATTTGTTCTTTGATACTTTTATAGACGCGGAAATATTTAAAGCAAGAAAAGTTTTACGCAACTTTGACAACGGAGTATGGTTAAAAGAGTGGCTTAAAGGACGTACGTCTGATCAGATTTCTTTGATAAACCAAGTCGACCCTTCATTCGTCAGAGGCAACGTGTATGATTCGATAATCAAGCCGACTGCGAAAGCCAAATACGACAACTCTCATAACTACAAACTGGCAGCTCCTCAAGTGGTCACAGCTCACAACCCTTATATCACATTCTTGTTCAGCGGTATTGCAAAATGTTTTTCTCACGAACTTAAGATAAGCATGAAGGATAAATGGATATTGAACGACGGGTTGAACGCTGAAAATTTGAGTGGTCGATTCAACAACGTGATGTTAGGGTTGACGAATGTTCGTTTCTTGGAAGTGGATTTCTCGAAATATGATAAGAGTCAGGAATTATTTTGTCTAAAAATATTTCTTGAAATACTCTCTAGATTCGGAGTGCCTCAACATTATTTGGATGATTGGGAAAGATATCACATCAGCAATATTATTAAATTCAAACGTGAAGGAGTAAAGACAAGAGTTGATTATCAAAGAAGAAGCGGCGATGTGTTCACGTTTGTTGGAAACACTATTGTAGCAATGTGTTGTATCGCGTGGAGTTACAAGGATGTTGTGAGGAAAGCAGCCGGCGGTGTTTTTGGGGGGGATGACAGTCTTGTGGTGTTTCCTGCTACTGTATCGATAAAAGATAATACTCAGGTTATATCGGACATTTTTAACCTTGTTGCCAAGATTGAACACTTCCCCGATTGTCCAGTGTTCAGTTCTAGGTTCCTGTTGAATTTGTCCGGTCGATGGATGTTCGTTCCTGATCCTTTGAAGGCAATCGTAAAATTAGGCAGAGACGATTTATATAATTATGAACACGTTGAATATTATTACATATCTTTTTGTGATAACTTTAAATGTTTCAGGGACGAAAGAGTGGTCAATGATGTCTCAAAAATGTTAACCTTGCGTTATGCTGACATTTTTCGAGAAATGGATTGCTCTGTACTATGTAAATTTCTCTGCAACTTGCTACAGGACAAGAAAATGTTCTTCAATTTATTCGTGCCGACGGAACATGTATCTAATGACATGCCCGTTAATAAATTGAGATCTATTATGAAATCGTTGAGGTTAATTTAGGCACACAATAATATGCACCTCAACAGTGTACAGGTTTGATCGATGAATCTGAGTGTCTCACCATAACTATGGTGAAACGATTTGGTGGTCATGAATCTAATCTGTTAGACCTTTAAATGCAATATAGAGATATGACGATCTGAAGCTCTTCTTGTACTTGGAAGTCAACGTTAAGCTAGCGTTAGAAATAGCAAGGTTTCAAGCCTCGTGTAATCTTCGGAAAACACTGGGCAGTGCCGACCGGTAAGACGGTAAATCTAGGTGATACTTAAATCACTGGGGACTTGGAGCGGGAAATCGACTTCAGTCTATCGGCTTTGTTATCAATTAGCCATCGAACCTTTCCCATAACTATGGGAAAGGAAAATGATACGTCCGTCAACGACGTTAAAATAGCCCCCCCTATAAATCTGAACCGTGTCTCACGTCCGAGGTGCTAAATGCCTGGGTGGCCAGACCGAAAATATCCGTCTGAGCATACGTAACTGCTCGAATGGTATGCTTGTGTAAGAAGTTTTGTCCTACCCAGAGTTGATTACTTACAGAGCGCTACATTAACAGTTCAGAGATAACTATGGGAAGACTCAGTGATTTGACGTGGGTCGGAATAAAGTATGTATAAAGCATGACGTAGTTTCAATGCTAAATTTTGTTAGAGCAGCCATAAGTCTATAACATCAGACCATTGAAGCAAAATTATGTATGACATTTCTTTGTTCTCACCTGCGTGTAGAGTCAATGAGAGTCGACGTTAAGCTAGCGTTAGAAATAGCGAGATCACAGGCTTTCGTGTAATCTTCGGAGAGCACTGGCAGTTATCGACCGGTAAGACGGTGAAATCTACGAGATACTTATGTCTCGGGGGACTTGCGGAGGGTGAACCTACTGCAGTCTATCGGCTTTGTTATCAATTAGCCATCGAACCTTTCCCATAGCTATGGGAAAGGAAAATGATAC